TACCGAAAATACCACATATGACCAATTACGGGACATTGTTTCACGAAAGGTCGCCAATGTGAGGTGTGTAAGTGACACTGGCCTAACCACTGTTACTCATATCTTTCCTTTGTGTAACACTTTTCGTTGGTACCAAATCATCTTCTTAAGGATGGCTCCGTGTATACATTAGAGATCACAAGGACTCCTATTAATATTCAGGGGACTTCTTTTACATGTCATATAGATGCAAGCAATATAGTGCGCATCCCGAAATATGATCTTGCTATAGTAAATCTCATTAATGGAGGTCCCAACCTCGATTTATTGAAATATATCGATTGCGACACCAATCTAGCCACTAATAATGGTCAAGTTCTTACTCGCAGTAAACTCGGTGAACCAGGACTAATCGATTATGATGGTACTGAAACATTTGAATATACTGAAGCAGGGTTCACCATACCGACTTATCGAAGCCTCTTATCTGAGGAAACGTATAATGGTTTGTGTATGGCACCATATCTTTGCGATAGTAAGAAACCATGCATTAAAGCTTTCCACATAGCTGGAAATGGCTCAGATGCACTTGCTTTGCGTGTCCCTAAAGAAGTCTTGATAGACGCCATTGAGAATATTAAAACTCAAGTGGCCACTTATAGTATTTCGGAGGGAAATTTTATTCCTTCCAAGTACGGTATTAATTGCGAACCCGTCCAAGAGGTCCACAGAAAATCACCTAGCAATTATCTAACAGATAATGCTAGATTGATTAACTATGGTGGGCATGGCGAGCGCAGAACTTTTAGAAGTAATGTTATCCCCAATCCAATTACTAAGGATGTGGAAAATATTATGTTGATGCCTAATATATTTAATAAACCTCAGAATATGAATAGTTATATACATTGGCAAAGGCATCTCGATAAGATGACACATACTGCGTGTGATTTTAACCCTACGTTGTTAAAATTAGCCTATGAAGATTTATACGATACTATATTTGACAATATTCCTCAATCAAGATTCGATAGAATCTACCCTTTACCCAATGTTAATAATTTATGTGGGGTAGATGGGGTCTATGCTATTGAGGCTATAGATATGAATACATCCACCGGTTGGCCCCTCAACTATCCCAAGAAACATTTGGTTACTGTGATGGAAGAGGAGGTACCTAATGTGGCCTGTCCAAAACAAATGGACCAGAAAATCTGGGACGAAGTTGAAAGATTTGAGGATGTATTAGCCTCTGGTCAACGCGTATATACTATATTACGAGCAAATCTTAAAGATGAGGCTGTTAAGATCACTAAAGACAAAGTTAGAGTCTTTGCCGGTACTGAAATAGCCATGCTCTTATTAGTTAGAAAATATTTCTTACCTATGTCAAAGTTGATACAAGAAAACAGTATGTTATTTGAATGTGCTGTTGGAATCAATGCTCAAGGTCCCGAGTGGGACGCTTTTGTTAAACATATCATGTTCTTCGGAGCTGATAGAGCAATCAATGGCGACTTTGCAAATTACGACGTCACTCTTGCCAGTGATGTGACTATGCGAGGTATGGAAATACTTATAGAAATGGG